CAGGGAGAGGCGGTGGTCTGGGTCTGTTATCTGGACGGCGATGAACTGCCTAAACCCCGTCTTGATCGTCTCGATCTCCTTGAGCTTCTCGCCGACTCTAAACCTTTCCGTGTCCAGCAGCCGACTCATTTGGTCAAGTGAGATTTTCGCGCGCTTAACCTCAAGGGTGGCGGAGTTAATCTCGGTCTTTGCCTCGCGTAACTTCTGCTCCGCCGTCCACCTGCCCTTTTGCTCGGCGAGGCGGAGTTCTGTTATGCGGACAAGCTCCTTCTTCAACTCGGCGATCTTCGCTTTCATCTTCTTGATGGCGCTGGCTGTCATTTCTCGTCCTCCCTGTTGTCAAGGCACGTCTCGATCCACTGGTAGCCACAGCAACGGCAGATACGGTGTTGGTGCTCGCCGCTCTTGTGGAGCCGGCAATACGGGAAGAAATACTCGTGCCCCGCACAATACTTGAACACAACATCATTCCTCCCGCACTTCACGCATTTTGCATTCGGTGTGAACTTCTTCATCTCAGCCTCCTGTTACCATTCCGTTATCCCCCACACTGCCAGTCCCGTGTACACTGCGAACAACGCCGCTTGGGGATAGGCTGTCTTCCGATAGGCGTACCAAGCGTTCAGCAGGTTTGTCCCCGCCCACAGGTAGAAGCAGAGTGCGTTCTGCTGAACGTTTAGCACGACTCCCACGAGTGCCACCGCCGCGACTACCCACATCGCTTTGTCAATCCGTGTCATTGTGTTCCATTATGGAGCTATTTACCGACGCCAGGAAGATGATCTCCCACGTCCCCTCCTTGAATTCCTTCCTTGTGAGAGTCAGCCCGCCTGTGGTGTCCAGCGACTTCAGCCAGATCATGTCGCTGGCGGTGTTGGTGCGATAGCGTGTGACTTCGTAGACGTTGCCGAGCCGGTCCCGGACGCGGGATTTCAGGTGTAGGTCGTCGAACTTCACTGCGGTATCCTCCTCGCTATCCACTCCACTACGGGTACGGCAGCGGCATTTCCGAGCATCCTGTACCTTGCAGAATCAGAGCAAATGTCCGTCCATCCGGAAGGAAATCCCTGAAGTCGCTCACATTCAAGGGGAGTCAGGCGGCGGACACCGACCATTGGTGTATTGTTTCCACCCGTTCCCATATATCCTGACAGCGTTGGCGATAAACCATTCTCGCTTATTCTACAAGCATCTTTCGGGTGAGCCTGCCAGACGAGGTTATGGTCATCCTCCTGCCTTCGACCGCCACCGCCGCCCGAGGTCAGGGGAGCGGTGATACCGATAAAAGGCTGTCCTGCCGCAAGGGTCGGCGATACCTTCCCCTCGCCCATTGATCCTGATTTCGCACCCGCTTTGTATCTGAAGGCGATCAAGTTTTCTCCCTCAAACCCACAGAGCGGGCGGTCAACACCTCCCGTAACTGCACCGGCAATGCGTTCCCCCGCTTTGCCGCTCTCCGGAGGATCCCCCTGCAGGCTTTCGGACTCAAATAGTATTTCGCCGGCACGTTCTCCTCCAAAATCTGCGATAAGGAAGATTCGACGACGACGTTGGGGTACTCCGAAGTACTGAGCGTTAAGTACTCTCCACGCGACGTCACACGCCCCGAGTTCCCGAAATGCAGCGATGACAGCGAGGAAATCTCGTCCAGCATTTGAGGAAAAAGCACCTGGGACGTTTTCCCAAATCGCAAAAGTCGGTTCGAGTTCACCCACGATTCGTATGGCCTCATAAAAAAGTCCGCTCCGTTTGCCGTTGAGTCCGGCTCTCTTCCCCGCAACCGACATATCCTGACAAGGTGAGCCAAAGGTTATGATGTCAACGGGATCAAGATTGTGTGCGCCGCAGTCGTGAATGTCCGACAGCAGAAGATCGCCTGGATAGTGATGCTTCAGCACCTTCTGACAGTTCGGATCGATCTCAACCCGCCAGGCGGCGGGAATGCCCGCCCGTTCAAAGGCGATCCCGAACCCTGAGATACCAGCGAATAGCTCGCCGTGAGTCACAGTCTCAGCCTCCCCTGGTCTGCGACCGGGCGGAGTCGGCGGTCGGCCATGTCGAGGTACTCCTGCTTGATATCCAGTCCCACAAAATCCCGTCCGAGGCGTAGTGCGACAAGTCCGGCGGTGCCGCTGCCGCAGAAGGGATCGAGGATCGTGGCGGGGACGGGATCGGCACTATGCTCGCAGGTCGGACGCCAGCCGAGGGTCTGGGTCTGCTTCTGATATTCATCGCCACGTTTACGAGCTGCCTGACGTGCCAGAGCCAGGCGGTTCGCTGCGGACCCGGCGCCATACGCAGAGGTGGTTTTGCCATCGTGTGGCGTTGATGAGTCCTCCGTCACTCTTGCCCACTGCGCTCCGCAAATTGGGCAGACTCCAGCCTCTGAAGTTGAGGACTTGATGCAGGGTTCGACGAGGCGGGGAGGAAATGTTGCAAAGTGGGCGTCAGGGAATGCGTGTGTCGGTATTTCCCAGACCGACCTCAGATTTCGACCGGAGGGATTATTCCCACATCTACCCAGATTTGTTGGTGGATGCCCCATAAATGCTTCAGAGGCACCGTCAGGAATGGTTTGACTTTGATGTGTGACTTTAGAATGCTTATGCAGCTCCCTCACCGCGTCGCCATCTGAGTAGTAGCACTCACTCTTCGTCAGCATAAAGACATACTCGTGCGCTGTGGTCGGGCGCCATGAGCCACGCCGCAGCACCAGCCCGTCGTTGAGATCGCACTTCGGGCAGCCGGGGCAGGGTTGCCAGACAGCATCGTTGAGAAAGTTGCCGTCCTTATCGTGTCCTTGCTGTCCTGTCTCTTGCCGCCACGCCTCTTTGTCGCGGCCGCCTTGATTCCCTGCCTTCACTCGATGCTGCTCCCACCGCCAGCCGTCAGGCCAAGCTGTATCAGGGATTCCATAATTTCTCAACCCCCAATACGGCGGGCTGGTGACGCAGCAATGGACACTCTCCGCCTCCATCCCCTTCAGGACGGCCATCACATCGCCGCAGTGCAGGGTGTAGTCACTCACCGTCAACCTCCGGCGACAGGTGCTGTTCGAGCCTACTGTTCTGCTCTTCGAGGTAGAGGATGTATTCAAATATGGTTCGGCGGGTTTTGGGTACTGTCCCCTCCAAGCCACCAAGCCAGTTCATCATATCACCTCGCGCCTCATCATCCCTCGCCATCAGCGGCCTGTCGTCTGGCAACTGTACGCGATCTTCGTACAGTTGGGCGGCGGTCATTTGGATGGCTCCGACGGCATATCCGGTGACTTCTGGGGACTCCAATGCCTCATTCGATTACTTTGTTCAAGTGCGTTCTTCACTATTTCGGGGTCGCCACCCTTGGATTTTGCTGTTTGAGCGTAGAAAAAGACAGCCCTCCACGCGAACTCATCTTGTCCCCGCAGAAGGAACACTGGCTCATCTTCAGGGATTAGACCATCAGGATCTTGAATCCTGTTGTAATCTTCTCTTGCGTGCTTCATTTTACTCCTCGTTGTTTAGTTTCATTTTCCGCAGGCAGTGCAGGCACTTCCCGCTGTTGGGTCCGGTGTAGGGGGTGAGGCGATCCTCGTGCCAGTAAACCGTCACGCACGACTGTAGCCAAAGAGCGGGAATGCCACAGGCGTTATTCTCAAAACGGTGCGCCTTCGCAAACGTCACAACATTTACTGTCATCCACTGAACATCGTTCATCTCGCCCCCGGCTGTGCGTCGTGGACAACGCCGTCGAGGGACTTGCGCAAGTCCTCCTCTGACAACAGTTTCGGCAAATCTTCAACGCACGACACATTCAACCTCCGTTGCCAATCTGCGATCTTTTCACGCACCACACCCTCCCTCTTCATTAAAATCTGATCCACTATTCCAAGAACACGCTTGCGGCTTCCCGCTGCCCCGCCAACGCTCCCCCCTGTGGTTCCTTCCGTGATAGTCCACCGGGTTTTAGGGTGATTCCAGGATCGACTCATAAACCACTTGCCGCCGATTGACATTTCAACCGGATAGCCGACCGACGTTTCCTGATGTGCCCCCTCACTGAAAGTCTCAACGCAAACCAGAAAAGGCTGACGACCGCCCACAATGCGAGGGAAGCCGGGCTTTGGTGTGTGTATGACAAAAGGATCTGCATCAATCTTGCTTGGCATCATCCCTCCTAAAACGGCGGATTATCGTAGTTGTCCTTGACACTTCTCTCCCGCTCCGTCAACTCTGGCTGGGTCTGTGCCAGCTTGTATTTAATCAATTCGCCGCAATCCCCACAGAACACCCAGATCTCCCCCCTGACGATTATAACCGTGAACCGCCTTACCCCGCAGTTGCATACTACTCCCGCCATCATCCCTCCAGCAGTTTCTTAATCGCCGCCTTACTCCGGCTGCCTCTCAGCGGCTCACCCTTCAGCCCGCCGTCAACGAACATCGCGAGCACGGGCGTTGAGCTTACATTGCAGCGGATGACAAGCCTGCGAACGTCCTTATCCCAGCTTGTGATCGACAGCACGGTCAGCGTCACGCCGGGGTAGTCCTTCAGCACCCCCCGCACCCGCCTCTCAAGTGTCCCGCAGGCGGTGCAGTCAGGCGAGGTGAACAGGAAGAGAGAGCGGTTCATTCCGGCGCCTTCCCTTCGACAACTATCGAAAGGTTGCGCTGGTCGAATCCCCTTATGTCCTCGCGCGGGATGTCCGGGTACAGATCCCCGATTGCGTCATTGAGGGCTTTGTCTACCCTCTTTTCCGCCACTATCGCCACACTCGTTGCTATGTGCGCCGCCAGGAGCCTTTCAACGATGTCGATGAAACGCTTCCGGTGGTGACGTTTGATCTTAACTTCGTACATTGTCCTTCCTTTCAGTTAATCGATTTGAGCGGGAGGCAGGATTTGAACCTGCAAGTTCTGCCACGTCTGACATTGCTCCTGTGAAGAGGAATCGAACCTCGTCTCCGAGTTCGCAGTAGATCACACCACGCAATCTCGGCGTCTTTCCGTTAGACGATAACTCAGGGCGTCTACCAATTCCGCCACTCCCGCAATGCCCACCCTACCACCCTTCGATCATTGCTCTCTGTTGTTCGGGATCTCGTTTCCCTAACCTTTCCATTTGGCATCACCTCCTTCCTGTCGTTAAAAGCCCACTGGCGGGGTTCCCCAGCCCGCTCCACTCACCAACGCACTGACAGAGCGTTGAAGCGATGGTTCGCCAGCAACCAACCAGCCGCTGCCACGGCTCGGTGGGCTTAGTCGTTCATAATACCAATTCGCCAGAGGGGTCGTCAGGACGGGGCGTAGTTGTGGTGTTCCCTGTCGGCTCCGACCCCTCCGGCTTCTTGGGCTTCGGTTGCTTGAAATATCCGCACGTCATCTTAAACTGCACATACGTCAGCTTCTTGACCTGCCGACTGCCGTAAGTTACCTTTATCCAGTCCTTCACGTCCGTCTCCCAGTCCCACCCGTTGTCGTGGGCAATCCGCTGGAGGTAGTTGACGTGGGCGGTATGTACCTTGCCGTCCTCGCTGGGCGGCGGGTCATCGCCGAATACCTCCTCGTGGAAGCCGCTAAGGTCGTCGTCCTGCTTGGCAGGTGGGCTGTGGAGTGCCTTGCGAGCGACGAGGAGGCGTTCAAACTCCTGCTGCTGTGTTGAGGTATACCGTCCCTTGCCCGCATTGTTCCACCACGTTTCGATTACAGCAATCTTCTCGAGTCCGTCGGCATTCTCTAGCTTCTCTACAAGCTCTTCAAACCCTCCGCCTGTCTTTGGCTTTTCGAAAGGTTCAGCACCATCAGAGAGCCACGCATTCAGAATGTCGGCAACGTCCTTCCCTGCCTTGTTAAATATCTGACCGTCAAGACCCCTACAGCGCGTCTTGCTGACGACGAAGTTGTGTTCCAAGTCGAGGTCAGCCACAACGTCGAACTCGTACTCCATCCCGTCTCTTTGAACCGGTGCCATTCCCACCTTGCGGGGGAACATCTTGCCTCTCTCGTTTTTCTCCAACACGTATTCCGTCTTGGTGCGCATTGCGGCGAAGATGTGCATACTGCTCCCAATCATAGCATCAATCATGGCATTATGAAGCGGGGTCACTTCACGCCAAGCTGCGAACTTGTTGCCCGAAGATCGCACAGCCGCCTTATCAACAAGCTCCAATGCACCGTCCTTACCCATCCAAGCGTGAGAGAGGCTGTCGATGATACAGATGTCAAACCCTTCCCTTTCTGCATCCTTGATGGCATTGATATAATTCTGCGGGCTGAAAGTCTCCAACTCCAGGACGCTGAAGTCAAACTCATCGGAGTACTTACTGGCACTCCCCCTCTCTGTGTCGATGAAGGCTATCTTGCCGCCCAGTGCTGTGGCTATCTTCAGGGCGGTGTAGGTTTTGCCTGACCCGCTTGGGCCGGACATGGCAACCCTCGCCCTCGACTTCTTCTTGGTCGCTTTCTCGAATGTCATTATCTTATCCTCAAGTGTGTTCCCCGCTCCACCTTCCAGCCCTCTCCCAATTTGCCGCTTTCGTGATCCTCAAGAGCCTTCTTCAGGTTAGGCTTAGGTGGCACTTGCTGTCGATAGGGTTCGGGGATGTCTTCGGGTTTGCCAAGCCAAACGACACTTGCCTTTGAATTGGACTGTATGGATGGCTTGAACAATCCGTCTGGTGTGGTGAACTTTTCAATATCCAGAAGCTCCATCGTTTCCTTGAGGAAGTCTTTCAACTCTCCGATACGACGGCTTCTGGCGTCTGCCTTGGACTTTAATCGCTGCGCCTCTTCCTTGAGGGAATTGGCCTCTCCGTTGAGATTGCGAATGACCTTACAGATACTCTCGGCCTTGTCCTCAAAGGCGATATTCAACTCACCGAGTTCCGTCATCTGCTCATCTGTTATTACCCCGTCATTGGTCTCTACGTCAGAATGGAGCGATAACATTTCTTCTCTGATTTCGTACAACTTCATTACTCTTCCTCCCTTTCGTTCGGCGGTCTGCCGCATTTCTGGCACTCCAGGCGCAAGTCAAAATCAGGAAAGCTGCACTCGCAGTAGTTCTCGTCCCTGTCCTCCCGCTCCCGCTCGTCGAGAGCCTCCTGCTCAAGGTCGTCGCTACGCATCGGCAGGCTCCTCGCTTGCGACCGGCACCTTCGGGATAAACTCCCTCACTATGTCAGCCATTTCCTTGAGAGACCCCGCCGACGCCGCCGCCCACGCCGACTCCGCCGCCCCCGCCGACTCCGCCGCCGCCGCCGCCGCCGCCGACGCCGCCGCCCACGCCGCCGCCCACGCCGCCGCCCACGCCGCCCACGCCGCCACCGCCGACGCCGCCGCCCACGCCGCCACCCGTTCCTCTTCGGTAGCTTCACCCCTTGCGAAACGCTCAGCGGTTTCGATAGCCCTTAGCGGCCGATCCTCACCCTCTGGCACGTACTTCAACGCCGTCCTCGCACAGCCGCAAGCGGCAAGGCGCATCTCTGGTGTGAAGGTCTTAAATACTCTGGTACAATACCACAGCATCCATTCGGCGTTCTCGCACTCGTCCCACGCCTTCTGACGGCTGCGATACTTCGCTGCCCAATCGACAGCTTCAGAACAAGCACCAAGCTCGTCCAGGTGTTTACATATGCTCATTTCTTCTCCTGACTAAGTATCGCGTCCTCAAGCCCCGCGCTCATTAAGAACTCCACCGCCTCGTCCTGCCGGTCAACCTCGATGCAGACTATCTCAAAGTCCTCGATGCAGGCGGGGGATCTGCCCTCTGCGCGGAAAAGCACCGCGGTAAATCGAATGTCAAATCCCTTCAAAAGGATGTTAGTCTTGACCGCTGTACCCCTCACGACTCACCCCCGACAGGTTGCGAGGTCAGCCTGCGGAGAATGGCGAGGGCGTCGTTGACTCTGGTGTGGTCAAGGTTCCTCGTAGGAGCGTAGCGCCGCAGGTCGCTCAGCAACTTCACCAGCGCGGTGAAGTCCTCGTCGCTTATCAGCCGGTAGTGACCGAGTGGCTCAGGGGACGTTCCTGTCATTTCAGCCTCCTGCCTTGTCGATCTTGGTGAATTCCCAGCCGCCCGTCATAAGTTGAAGCTCCGATTGCGTAACCTTATAGGCGTTTCCGACCTCTATTAGAGGTCTGCGCGGCTGTCCATCTTTGAGCGAGATTAAACAACAGTTATCAGGGGCAACCTGAGCGAGGATGTATTCTTCTCCCTCGTCCGTATACCGATCCCCCAACCTGTGAACCGGCTCGGCGGGAGGTTCGGGTTCCTGCTGGAGTTTCTTGACTCCGTCGAGAGCCTCAAGGAGACGCTCTCGCCCCGAGTCGAAGTCACAGCGAGCCTGCCTTATGTGAGCAAGGGCAGCTTCGATCTTGTCCCCCACTGTCAGTAAATCTGCCATTTCATCCTCCGTATGAGACGAGAAATCCCCGCAAGGTGGTGCGAACCGACCGGTGCAGGGATTTCCGTCTCAATTTCGATTTGTGGCCGGTTCGCATACAGGAAATATATATGCTGGAGAGGCCAATGTCAAGAGAAATCGTCAAGCGGTGAAAAATAAGTTGGCGGGGAGAGCGTAAGTGGCGAGGTGGGCTAACCTTCCAGCATCATCTGCCGTAGTCTTTTCGCGCGGCTTCCAACCTGAGCATACCAACGGGAGTTCAACATCTCTACCGCAGCGTCCTGAAAATCGTTCCTTTCAACAGCGGCGATGAACTTCACGAACTTCAGGAACCTGGTCTTGCCGAGGTTGAACACCATATCCACGATCACGTTCTGGCGCGGCTCGCTCAGGAACCGGATGTTCTGAACGCAATCCTCAGCGTCTTTGATGGCGTCGGTAACGTCCAGGAGGAACAGTTCCTCGATGATGTGCGAGGGAAGCCCCTTGTCGGTGAGGTTGTGGCCGACCCCGATGGTGATCTTACCGGCGCTACAGACATACGGACGAGCCCTGTAGCCCTCGTGCCGGCGGATCATGTCGAGGAGTTCTCTGGGGAGCATTGGGTTTTCTGGCATCAGTCCTCTCCTCCACTGTTCAAATCGCCGTTTTAAGCCCCGTAGCGGCATTATTGTTCCCGGCTACCCAATCCACGCACACGGCAGGGATCGTTCAGCCACGCTAAAAGCTGCCGCATCTGGCGTTATTTTAATGACTGTCCAGCTAACGCACGAGCCAAGCCCCGCAGAATGTCCGAAACAGAAGAGAACAGGGTTTCCTTAATCTTCATCTCCTGATCTCCTCCAATGATGGGCAGGTCATAGCCCAGTCCGATCCTCCGTAGCCACGTCCCCCATCTATAGGCTCGTTCGTACAGCTTTGCTCGCTTGGTGAAGGTGGCGATTAGCGCAACCAACCCAGCAGCACCAACCGGTATTAAAGCTCCCCAAATCCATTCCATTATCGACCTCCTTCTGTATTTCGATTTGTGCTGTCAGGCAGTACGGGAAGAGGTATCTGCAACCTTCCCATCACCTTACCCAGCATAAAAATAATATCTTTCTGCTCTTCGGCAAGAGCGGTGAGCGCGGTATCTCTGCGTTGATCCGATACCCGCTGTTGCTCCGCCTGATCCCCCGTCCACACCTTAAAGGAGACGTCAAACTCGTCACCCATCTCATTGAGTATTTCGGCCTGCTTCAATTCAAGCTGGATCCTGACGGTATCCTGTAGCTCGCTCTCGGTCACAAGATCCTGCGCCCAGGCAAAGTAAACGCCGACGAGAGACGCGATTACAACACAGAGTACCCCGGTCACAGCCTTGTAAGTCAGCACGACCTCCCCGTTGCCAACTCTAACCATCTGACTCCTCCAATCTGATTTCCAACCCCACTGCTACCTGCCAATCCAGCCGGTCATTGTACCGGTAAAATCTACCGGTGATCTTGGGACGTACCCGCTTCTCTGAGTCCCGCTCCTTCAGTTCGATAACTGCGTCAACGATAGAAATATCCCCGAAGTTGCTGGAATACCGGAGGTGTCCACCTGGCAGCGGGATCCCGAACTCCATCACGCCCCGGACCTGATCTACGTCATACTTCGACGTTGTGCTGCCGACACCCAGCAGGAAGAAGCTCAACCACTCTCTTCCGACCGTCACCTTCTGATTGTTGAGATGCCGCGCCTGAGACCGCTTGGTCGATCCCTCAACGAACCACACATCCCGCTCCACTCCGCCGGTCAGGTGATAGTTTATGAAGGGCAGCCCGTTCTCCCGCTCAAACTCGACGTGAGCGGCGACCGGATGCCACTGGCTGTCGAAACCGATGAGGTAGTCGGTCGGCTCGTCCGGTAGATTAGGCGAGCGGAGTGACAGCGCGAAGGCAATGGATAGGGGGATGAGCCAGGTCATCCTCCGCTCTTCGCTCCGACGTGTTCGTACTCGACAATCGCTGGATGGGTGCAGCTTTGGACAACTCCATCCATCTCTTCGCAGCCACCATCGACGTAATCCATCGCGGTCTTCTCTGCGAGTGCCTCATCGTCTACGGGACACTCCACCTCAACAAATCGCCTGCTTACTGAGGTGACTTCGATTGTGTGAATAGCCATTGTTTACTCCTGTTTAGGTTTTAATGTGAACGTGGGCGTCGGCAAAGCCATATTTTCATATCCTTCCAGTTTATATCCCCCTTGGTTTTCGTGCACTGAGGACACCACTTGTAGGATTCTGTAACCTCGCCCCCTGTATAGAAAACCCTCTTTGCCCAAGGATGCAGCCCCACCACACATCTCAGCCGCTTCAGCAACCGGACGTGCCAGGGGGGAATGATTTGGCAGTACATTACTGCTTTAGCCGCATTTCAAGCCTGTCGTATTCAGTTTCCACAAGCTCGCGTCTATGTTGATACCAAATCCGTTGCTGGGTTTCCTTTCGCAGGCACCTTGAGCATATCCTGTCGCGGGTTGGGGGGGATGCGTTGCAGTGAAGTCCCCTGTGGTCTACTAAGCACCTTCGAACGGCCATACCCGTGAACCCTGAGCTTCTCACCAATCCGTATGCCCAGTCGTGTTGCAGGATAGATAATAGACATAACTCATCGCCAAGATTGGCCGAATCCACCCCGACCACCTCCCAGCGAACCGAGTCTATGACAATTCCTCCCGGGATCGAGTAACTGTCAATGAAGTCGCCGGTGCGATTAAGGGCATCAGATACAGAGATCTGCCCCAACAGACAGAAGAGTAATGGTAAAGCCAAGTTCATTTCCCCTCCAGCGAATCCAGTTCACGCAGCCTTCCCTCCCAGAGATCGAGCCTTGTCCTTGCCGCTACGATCTCGTTCAGGATGTTCTGCCGTGACCACTCTCTGACCTTTTCGGTGGACTCTGTCTCCTCAAGGCCGCCCGCCTGTGTCCGTCGGTAGCTCTTGTTTTCTGGCATTTTAGTCTCCTAATTGACTTTATTGCAAATTCACACCAATATGAAAACTGGCGTCATTGATTGAATTGTTGACTGCCGTTGTGACCCTTATTATCAACCCTTCATTTATTCCTCGTAAGTTATCAAGACTACAACTGCATTGCCATTTATACTTGAACTATTACCAGCAATACAGTAAATATACACATTAGTCGCATCAATAAAGAAATCAAACTCGTGGCTGGCTACACTTGTAAAGTTAGGTGGAATTCGATTACCAGTATCGTTAGAAACCAGAGCCTGAACCCCAACTATCTTGCTCTGATTCAATCCATGCGCTATTGTTGCTGAAGCTCCTACGGCAGGAGATGTGCCAGTAAGTTTCTTCATCTTAATTACAGGAGCATCGCTGCCAAGTTTTGTATAACCGTCGATAGTGGTCTCGCCGGTGTTGCTAACGGTAAACTTGGAGTTGGTATCAACCTGCAAGTCCATCAGGAGCTTTGCGCCAGACCCTGTGCCGGTCTCGGTCACGTTAAGAAAGATACCTCTGTAACCTGCAGTACCAGTTTGGTTGATTCTCTGTGAGAGGTTTAGAAAGTCAAAGTTGCCAGTGGAGAGAACGGATTGAACATTTTGAATGACCTCAAGCAACATAGTTCCATTACCAGCACCACGAAAGTAGAGGCCATTACCACTACCACCATCCCCTCTTAGTGTAGCGGCTGCAGACCCCCAAGTAAATGCATCGGAATTTTGACTCAGCCTAATCAGCCCATTCACGCTCAACTTTCGGGTAGCATGAGGAGTTACCCCAATCCCTATAGTGCCGGTGCTGGTATTTACGCTAAGAACATCATCACCAACATACAGATTTCCTGGCACCCGTAGTCTGGTTATTAGAGGATCGGTGGAGTTTTCAATCACCACACCATCAGCAATCACGTCGAAGTCGACATCCACGTCGCCTCCGACAAGTACTCTGTCCAGTGTCAGAACTGTGGGCGAAGTCACTGTGACAATGACATATAGGCCATAGTCACCTGCAGTCGATCCGCCGTAGATAAGAACTGCATCTCCCGCTGAGCAGGTTACGTCAAAGTTTTCGCCAGCCTTTGTTAAAGTAGCATCGCCGGCTGAGGTGGCATCGGTGATTGTCTCGACGACGTTCCCGCCGAAGACGGAAGAGACTTCACCTGGAGTTGCAGCACCAGCTATTCTGATTCCTTCAACTCCATCCGCAATTAAGGAGAGGGATAAGGCGTTGGCAGCCCCCAGGCCAAGAGCAGTAGCATTTCCAAGCGGGTTAAGGGTTGGCACAACGTTTGTTGGAGTGAGCCGGCGAAGGCGTGGGCCATCAGCTTTGAACAGGTCAAGATAGTCTATTAAAATCCTGAACCTTCCGCTCCCCCCGACCGAGCCGATGATGCTACCGGAGGCGGAATAAAATCCTTTGGTAGGGTCACTCTCAAACGCCAACCCCGGAGCGCCTGCCGTTCCATCGTCGATCAGAAGTTGACCGCCAATGGCAACATTCTCATTCTGCGTGTCTACGGTGAAAATATCCCCGCCGTCGGCGTTTTTCCTGACCAGAAACGCCTCAGTGTGGGTGGTGTCGATTATGACTGAGGCTTCAAGAATCCCGCCCGCGAACGTACCTCGTGGCCAATGAGCCTGAAGGTCGGACGGGGCTGCGGCTATGATCCCCGCCACGATAAGAAATGTGAGTATTCTTTTCATCTTATTGTCCTCCAATAGCTTCACTGAATCACCAGGTGGGGAATGCCGTGAGTTGTGTCCGTCCCCGCGTCAGTGTCGGCGTTGTCGATGTAGACCTCCACGCCGTGACAGGGGCCGAAGTCATCTGTAATAGGCCACGAGTAAGTCCAAGACGAATCGTAGTCTACCTGAGAACTCCCATAACGGGTCAGCAGAATACTGTCCTGTTGGCTGATGACATACGATCCGTCAATCAACTGTACCTCCCTGATCCACACATTAAGGGAATCGCTGTCGCTATTTGCCACTGCGGCGTTGATCTTCATTACAAGGGCAATAGAACCCTCCAGCAGGGGTTTACTGTACTCTGCCGGGAACAGTATCTGCGTTGAGTCCTTGAGTCCGCTAACCCCACCTGTCTTGAGCGTGTCCTCTTCGGTTGACGAGGGGAAAACTTCTCTCACCGGCCACGTTGGGTACTGGGCATTGACGGCTGACCAACTCAGTAGACCTGCCAATACCGCTATGACGAAAACCTTTCTTTTCATTTCTACCTCTTTAAGTCTGAAATACGAATTTCAAGATCGGGGTGTTCTCTGTTCCATTCCCGCACTTCGACGTTGACCTGATTTACGTTGCCACGAGCGAGCAAATCCTTGAGCCATACTACCTGATCGCTTTTCATATCGGAGTACGAATACTTCTTTACAGGGAAACCGATAACCGATCCCACTGCCTTTTCCACACTTGCCCTGCCACGTAGATACTCAATCCCCGCACTAACTGAAATAGGTTCAGCTACCTTAACCGGCAACAGAGCCACTTCCTTCCCAATCCTCTTGTAAACATCCAGCGTGGCATCCCCTTTCCTGCGATATTTCTGATGCGTTAAGTCCCACAATCCGCCCGCCAGTGGAGCCAACTTATAGCCGATCTTCTGGAAAGGATCGGCAAAAAACTCAGGCACTTCATGGTGACTCTTTGAGGGACGCCAGTAAGCCGGGCCGCCCTTGATCGTTCTCTCTTTGCCATTCCTGTCCATTACCGTATAGCTTGGCTCATCCCACCATCCCCTGACGTTCCACTTGAACCCCCACGGGTTCTGATACATAAACTTGCCTTCGCCGTCCATCTTTTTCGTAGCTATCCAGTTATACAGATTTGCGCCAGCGTAATAGCCTGCCACACCTGCCACATAGCGACGATACATACTCTCCATCGCGCCCAACTCTTCCGGCATCAGCCTAACCTTGCGCCGCAGTCTTTCCGGCATCAGCGACTTCACTGAGTTCTTGAAGGCGATGATATGCTCGCGCTGCCAAGTGGGCGAGATAAATGTCATCTGGAATGCCTTGCGGCCTGTTGCGCTGAAGTAATACCTCGCCATTACGGTATTGGCCTCCAGTGCGGCGCGAAGATAATCCTCGCCACTGAAGAAGCTGTCCGCTGCCTGAACTACTTGGCGAGCTATCTGGTCTTCAGTCCAACCCTTCGCCTTGTAAATGGGACGCAACCGAGTGAATTCGTCAACCATATACGACCATTTCATGCCCGGCTGAACGATTTCAAATAGCAACTTGGCATTGAGTCGAAGAGGAGCCATCACCGCATTCCCAAGCGCTGCGGCAATGCTTTTAACCCCGCCCCCTTTTACCGTAAAGAGTATTTCGCCGATGTCGTGCGGCGTTGTGGTGGCTTTGCTTATGACCTGCGCCTCCGCCCCCTGTGCATATAGACGGCGAACAATGGGGCCGCCCTCCATAAGTAGCTTATTCCCCCGAATGATGCCGGAAAGGGGGACACGACCAAGCGCAAGTTGATTCTGAGCCAACGATCCTATGTGGAAAAGGCTGAACAATTTCGCCGCTTTCAACGCAAACACAAACTGGGCGAGATTGCCATACGTAGGGCGTTTTACGTAGGCTTTGAGTTGGTGGAAGTACTCCTGCCGTATCCCTATCGGCCCCTGTATCCTATTCAGTATTCCGTTAGCATCCTTCCATACTATCGGCTTGTCGAGGAAGGGATGGTCGAATCTTTCGTAGCCTTCCGTCAACTTCTGCTTCTCCAGCAAGTCCCATCGCTCGATCAACCCTGACTGCTGAGGCTTTCCGCGTGAAGTGCGCTTAATCATTACGCCCTTAACGCCGGGGACACTATTCAGGCTCTTGTGCAATTCCCGTGTCTGATGTAGTCGTATCATAGATGACGTGAACTGACCGACGATCTCATAGGGATTATCGGTTGCAGGTTTAAGCCCGACCTTCTCTACCCCTGTTTTATAGTCGGGGATTTTCTTTCTCTTTGCCTGCGGAGCGGTACGTGAGAACTCACCATAGTGCGGGCTATATGCCCTACCGGTTTCGGGGTCTTTCCACCATTGAAAGAAGTAATTCTTTTGTGTCATAGGGATGAGTTTGTGTTCCGCATTGATGGCTACTGCCTTATCGTTGAGCCTCTTCACCTCCACATAGATACTGCGCTCCTGTGCCGACAATCCCTTTACCCGCTTGGGATCTTGCAACGCGTAGATAATCTCCATCCGTCTGTCGTGAGGCGTACCCTTTATGCGCTTCGCTCCCTTAATCTTCGTCTGCCAGGCGTAGAGCTCACCCTTTCGGATATTAATGTGATGCTTGGTGGGAACAGCAGAGACAGACTTTACAAATCCCTCTTCACCGGGACTCTTGAGTCCCTTCAGTTTAGGCGGTTCACGTAGTGCTGCGGCGATTTCGTCAACCTGCTTGCCAAGTTCGGCGACAACCTTCGGCTTCCCCTTCGGCAGATGTTCCGAGAGTATTACTTCGGGCAACTGGGAAATCTCGCTATCTGGTATACCCTGTTTCTTTAGAGACTCCACAAGAGCACGAGTATTCGCCACTCCCTTCAATCCTCTTAAAGCAGCCGCAGTAATCCCTATACCAAAAACAAGATCAAGTGGATGCTTAAATATCTCCTGACGTGCCTCGTCGATCTCCTCATATGCCGCGAGCCGCTGCTCCGGCGTCCCGCCCAGCATTCTGTATGTTAGGTCGGGTCTCATTATGGCAGGTAGATAGGCGGTGCCTACCTTGCCCACTAATTCGGGATAAAACTTCAGCAACTCCCACGCCATCGTCAGCGGAGTTCTAACTGGATGCTCGAAGACCTGTTCGGGCAATGCCGTCGCCTCTATTGGCAGCCGTGCTAATGAGGTTGCAAAGTTCTGAGCAAACCGCAGGTAATCACCTATGCCACCCTGTGCTTCCTGTGCCGGGAAGAGTTCCTCAGCCCCCCCGCGAAGACGTTCCAAGAACGATGGCTCGCGTTCCCCGAATGCCTGTTCCTGCGCCTGTCGCATCAACTCCTCAAACTCGGCTTCAGGTCGTGCCGCTGTTTTTAACTCATCAAAGGCCGTATCCGAGATGTCCTGAAAACCTTCACCCAAGTCCTTCTGTGTTCTGGCGAGGAAGTCAGACAGCAGGATGTCGGGATCATCGTCACCCGTGAGTTTCGGTATGACGATACTATCCCAAAACTGCATCCTGCGCTCATCCCGTTCCTCGAATGACAACGGCTGCCATCGAGGATCAGCGATCACATTTCCCCACGTTATCGCCATCTATTGCTCATATTACTGTCGGGATTTCCTTCGATTATATTTAGCCATTACATCATCTACGTAGACTTTGGTGGCGGGATGGACTTTCCCGGGGTGTTTTGCAAGGTATGCATCAAGCTTTGGCTCACCAACATTGTAACCCGAGAGAGCCAACTCTATGCTTTTGTATTTCCTTATAAGCCGCTTCAATAATTCCGTTCCACCTTCAATACTTTCTGTCGGATTGTAACGATTTTTGACACCGAGACTTTTGGCGGTAGCCCTCATCAACTGCATTAAGCCTATCTCCCCGTCCTTGCCTTTTGCGTTGGTGTTAAATGAGGATTCTCTCTCGACAACAGACAAAACAAGATCGGGATCAACGCCCTTTTGCCTTGCTGTATCCTCTATCATTGTTTCAAGGCTTGTCCTGCTCGGTGCCTTGCCGCTAAAAGGGCGCTCTTCTTTGCCCGCCACCCTCTTCAAAGAATTGATCCAGTGTGTTTATACCTCCACCTCCCGCCGATGGATGTAGTTTTTCAAAAGCCTTATTATAGTCACGGTGAGCTTGATGAAGTAGAGCGTAGAATGTTGTCCACCCCCCTGCCTTTTTCACCGCCTCCTCCCTTGCTTCAGGATCTTCAATAAGTAGAATTTGCTCAAGCCTATCACGGGATGCCTTTAGGTTGCTAAACACTCCGCCTTTGCCGGTGAACTCACTGCGACTGTAAAGCCTTTTGACTCCATTGTCATCTGTCCATTCGATAACGCTGGGGACTTTAGCGACTTCCTTGTCGGCCTTCTCTGCCGCAGCTTTCGCCGTTGCCGCCACGTTAAACCGGTTCATTACACCCGCAATCTCCGCAATATCAAGCTGTTCAGGATCGCCGGCACCGGTTGCCGTCTGGTAGTCGTAAGGTGTTCCCGCCTCTTCAGCCTCGCCAATCTGCCCGTGCATTTGTTGCAACAGCGCCCCCACCTCATCGCCATATTTGGGAACAGAATCTTCAATCTGCTCCGTGACATATTTCCGCGCCTTTACGTATTTGGAAGCCTGTGACGCAGTGGCAGCCTTCGCCGTTGCCGCATCTGCCTTCTCTGTTGCGAGCAATTGACTGTACCGCCGACCCTCGTCACGCCGTCTAAGGAAGCGGGACTCCTCAAACTCCCGCCCCTCAAGCCGGGTACGCCGCCTCTCAATCGCCGCTTGCATACGTTCCTGCTCACGCTCATCCTCCCATTCCTTTCGACGGTAGTATCCGCCGAGTCCCCGTCCCGCAGTCTCGGCAGCGACGTTCAATCCGTATAGCGATATTGGCATTACACCGGCCTGGATAAATTAGTCCTCGGTCTATTCTGTGCGTATCTTGAGCTTGAGCCCGCAGTATTCCGTCCACCGCCAAACAGATAGGGCAGCAGTGAGGCCAGAGATCCCAGTCCACCGCCCGCCGCGCCAGTCTCCCTATAGTACCCTTCGATTTCGGTTCGATACCTGTCGAGTCTGGATCGTTCCCTCAACTCCGCCCAACGGGAGGTTCTGCCGGCCTTGTCGAGTTCAAGCTGGAGGGCAGCATCGGAAAAGTCCTGTGACGCAGATTTCTCAATGTCCAACTCCATCTGCGGCAACTGCCCGGAACGGTAGAAGCCGCGAGAGCCGGCACGGGAGCGGGTAGTCTCAAGCAATCCCTGCTTCTGTCCGCCGATTCTGCGCCTAACGGCATCCAGCATTCGCTTTTCCTGTTCCGGCGTCAGCCCGCCCGGCGCCTCCTCCGTGCTGGGGAATTGAGGAGCACCGGGACGCTTGCGAAAAAGTCCGGCGATGCCCGGAATTGCAGAGAGTGCCATAGCGAGCGCCGCCCAGGCGATTGCGTAAATTACTTCAGGCTGTTGTTCTACCATTTTGCTATCCTACCAAGTTGCGGTTGTACCAGCTACCGTGCCGGTTACAACCCATATTATTGTCCTTTGGGCGCCGACCCCATTATGAAGCCTGCATCCAACAGTTGTCACCCTTGAAACCACAACCGTATAATCATCCTCTATGCTGTCAGGAATACCGGCGATAAAGACATAGGCTCGCACGTTAGGTGTCCCGCTGTAAGTATTTGTAAATGTTACATCCACATCAGCACCGTTGGCAACATCGGTTTCTGTTCCCCGTTCCTGCTTGACGACCTCCCCCGTCGTCGCGCCGGTGGTCTTCCACGAGCCTGCATCCTCTTCGTTGGAGGTCAGGTCACGCTCGAAGACATACTCGTCATATTCGCTGCCGTTCGCAATCCATACCTTCTCCCCGTCGGCATAGTGCCTACCTTTGACAACGTCGGCGAAATCGGCACGGCGGGGGGAGATCGTCGGATGCTTGACCGCGGAGCGGATCTCCTGACGAGTTTTGCGGGTATCGGTCATATTCCGATGGCAACCCAGCGATAATCCCTGTCCCCCCATCCCAGTATTCCGCTACCACCTTCCACAACATCAAAAGAGGCAGCGGTGACATTCCGAAGATAGTTAGTGCCCTTGCTCCTGAAGTCAGCATGGTCGGTGCCACCCTCCATATAAAGTACAATTAGCGGGATTTCGTCAAAGGCTACACCAGTAAAAGTAATCGTATCGGTTCCATTAAAAGAGATTGTGTCAGAACCTGTCTTGAAACGTATCGTTCCGCGAGTGCCGTTACTGGCGGCCAAATCTATACGATCTCCGGCAATCGCAGTCATTAACTTACTGTTTACACCATCATGGTCGTGTCCGCCGGAGGTGTCAAAGAGTGTCTTGGCTTCGCCGATTCCTTCATCGGCGATATTATCGTCGTCAATGTCGTTGACCTGCGCCTCAACCTCGTCAAAGTTCTCGTTTACATCCGTTCCTGATGCAGGTGCATCCCGCTTAAACGAATGTGGTACTGCTAAGGAGCCCATTTTAACCCCGTATGTATTTTGTAGCCCAGCGAAAGAGCCGTAAGCTCAAACTTACTTGCTGTTCTTAACATAATTTCCAATTCTATAAACTTCCCCTCAGCATTTTCAGGGAAGTTTAGTTCGGATATGATTTCGTCTATGTCAGACCATATCATTGTATCGCTATCATAAATTATAAAATGATCGCCACTTGCGGGATTACTCGTCCAGGTTCCACTTATGGTAAGCGTGTCTGCGGTATTGGATGCTATCGTGGCGGTTTCGGTTGTATCGTCGGCGTGTTCTACCCATACAATATCACCGGCATAGGCATTGACTGTCCAACTTTCGCCAGAATCAGTAAGTGTATCATTTGTGCTACTGGTTGCATCACCAGTACGCCTTGCCCATTTATTGTTCCCCCAACTTGTATCTCCCTGACTTGGAGTTACCTGAAAACTACCGCCAGCACCCTCCCCGCCGTCCATTGTCCAGCTTATCGTAACCGTACCTGTTCCGAATATCCGTACCATTAGCTCCAGCAGCCACTTCAGCAGGCGGACAGAGTCGATGACCAGCATCGGCGTCCGCCACCTGATGCGGATGTTCTGCGTTGCATCGTCGAGGACAATTACGTAGTAGTCTGAAGAGGCGGGATTCTGCGTCCACGTCCCGCTTCTGGTAATCTCTGTTCCCGTGTTCGAGGTTATCGTGGCGGACTCAGGGGTTGCGCCATCGTAATAATGCACGTAGATCGTGCCCGTAGCCCATTCATTTGTTGTCCAAGCTGCAGCACTATCGGTAAGCGTAGAAGCTCCGCCACTCGTCGCCTGACCGGAGTCGCCGTCCACCTCATTCATCGACTCGGTGTTATCCTCAAGGGTTACGATATTGTGATAATCGCCCCTGTACAATTCGTTCTCATCATCCTGTCCCTGCCACACGCACCACGCCGTTGCGCCAAGATGCGGGATAAAGAACCACTGACCCGTGTCCAGCCTGTAGACCAAAGTCCCATTCGCCTGCGGATGCCCCCCACCGCCATCGTCGGCAACCTTAGTGCTACTCTCCAGAATAGAACCATGATCACCGAGTGAGCCATCGTAAAGTCCACGCTCGTCGTCCAGCGTCAACGAAATCCAAGCCTCGTTCCGCGCCTCGTGGTAGACCACCCGGGTATCGGTAGCGATCTTCGACTGGACTACCTTGCTCCAGCGTCCGATGACGTTCGATCCCTTCTCGCTATGCGAGATGCGCGAAAGCCGCCTGCCGTCCCAAGCCCATATCCCTGCAAGGTTTACGAACACCAGCACCCCGTCGCAGTCCGTTAGGCACTCCTTGTCGAGCGTTCCGACGGACAGCACCCGTGCCGTGAAGTTCCATTCGTAAGGATGCCCCTTGACGTTCATTACCGCCGTTGATAGCCGCTTGAAGATGTAGAGTTGCCCCTGGAACTTGATGAGGGCGGTTATCCTGTCTCCGTCGTCGGGATCGATGTCAACGTAGTTGGCTATCGGGAAGTAATCGGGCTGATCCTCCATTGAGTAGTACAGGCGATTAGGTTCGTCGGGATCACCTGCAATGAACGCCCTGACATTACTCTCGCCGAACATAATACAGTACCGGCAGTTTTTCGGTACGGTATGATCTTCGGGCGCGGTGGCGTGATCGCCGTGATAGAGCGTATTCCCCGTAATGTCATTCGTGTTGTCGATGAAGCCTGCCGTTACCCAATAGTATTGACCTGCGATTATGTCATCGGCGGGACTGGTCGTAGCTTGCCCGTCAGACGCCACCACCGTCAATTCCGTGTCATTTACCGGTGCAACTGACACTTGGTATACTGTGGATTTCCCAATCATATAAAAGGCGTCGCCCACCGTTATACCATCACCATCGAAATCTGTGCCAATCCCAGTAACCAAACCAGTAGCTCCATTGAGAGCAACTGTGCCTGCCCCTTCCGCATCCGTATAGGAGATAACCCCCTTTGTTAGCGTTGCCGCCAGATGTCTGTCAGTTCCAGAGACACCATCGGCAGGCGCACGATATATCCTTATCTGATCGGCGAACTCATTCTCGTAGTCATAGTTATTGACGATTGACCATGTTAGGGGATTAACGTATACCCAGACCTTCTTGGTCGCTCCACTCGGATTGTACTCAAGTCTATTGGCGGTCGTCGAGGCGTTCCCCTCCAGTGAACGGGTGCTGTCGTAAAGGCTTACGGAATAGTTGACGGTTACATCCGCCAGGTTGCCCGCCGCGTTCTGCTCCACTGAAGCCAGTGCCTCCGTTGCATTGGAAAACTGCCGGTAGCCCCAACTGCCAACACTCGTGCCGTCGTACTTGATCGGACGGTTGTAGCCGTCGGTCAGGTAGAGGATATCCTTGTAGATCAGGTGGTCGAAGACGCGATTGGTGTATGAGTAGTGCAGGTTTCCCAATGCAGCACCGTAGAGCAGGTTCGAGGGAATGAGATACCACGACGAGTACGCCACGCTGCCTGGACTCAACAGTGGAACCCACGCCCCGCCGGCGTAGTTCAGTATGTTATCCCACGCCAGCGCCAGAAACTTCTTTGTCGTGCCGTCCTGTTGAACGTACCGGATGAGCGTATTCGGTCGATCCGCCATCTTGTAGTTCAGAGTAGAGTGCTTGGAGTTGCCCCTGACCTTTGACAGCATCCCACCGTGTGGACGGAGTGACTCCAGTATTCGTGCATAGACCGACAGTGCCGACCCGGACTTCACCATAATGGGATTGTCGTCTTCTTTCAACCCCTTGAACTCGGTGATGCTATTTTCAAGCATCTGGGTCATCGGCCACCCATCACGTCTCGCACTCCACCGACAGTCACGCCGGACAAGCCGTACCGATTGAAGTACTCTCGGTTGATGATGACAATTCCCCGCTCATACCGCCCGTCATACCTGTCGGAAAGCGGTAGATTGCGGGACTTCTTGGACGCAGCATCCCTTACCGTACCGTCCACAACAAGCCTGTGTAGGTAGAGGGGGAGTGTCATGTTGCCGCTCTCGGAGGGCTTCTTCATATAGATGAAGCGATAAGTCCTGCCGGAGACGGGGATGGGGTAGAGTTCAAACGTGGCTCGTCCGCCTGATCCCGAACCGGCAAGATCGAAGATGCTGTATATTCTTGTGCTGGTAGAGTCCTGCGCCAGTTCGTCTTCGTTACTCCGTATCTCCTGAAGCACGTCAGGGGTAACGAGTGTCCACGGAACACCAAACTTGCCGTCGCTCTCATAAACAAGAAACTGGATAGGTTCGATATTGGCAATCGACAGGTGAAGGTATCCCGCGCCACTCGTATATGTGGATTGCGTTCTGCCAATCAATGGGTTCAGCGCATCCGGCACGACCCTCTCGGATACGTCCCGGATATTATCCACCAGCCAGTCATCGATCTCGTCGTTAGCCCAGAAGGCTGGAGTACTCTCGCCGAGAATCCGCCGGACTCGTGTTCTGAGGTCATCTCTCGTAACAGTCATCTACAGACCCCTTTAGACAGGGGGAGACCAGAGCCTCCCCCTGTCCGATAGAGTGTTTACGGCTTGAACAGGCAGTTATGCAAGTATGCAGGGGAACAGTCGAGTGAGCTGCCGTTATCGTCGGTGAAGGTCGTGGAATCACCCAACGTAAATGCAAAGACAAGATGTTCCTCACCTGCCGCCATCGTGTCGGCCTCACCGTCAGTGGAGTGCCCGATAAGGGGGTCTTTCAATGAGACCCCTGCATCGTCACGCACGGTTGCCATATAGCCGGATACCTGAATCCAGCCGTATGAGTTCTGCGCAATGCTGACGATGGCAACACCCGCAACGAGCGGACTGTCTACGCTTATGTCGTTGTGGACGTTGAAGAGGTCGAAGTTCGCCAAGTCAGCTTGGTAAACAACCTCACCCTGCAACAGGGCTGCCGTTACGTTCTTGATGTAGCGGTAAGCCTTTAGCCCATCGATACTAAACCTGAGTTCGCCGAGTACTTCGAGTTGGGTCGTACCCGTTACCGTCAACTGTCCTTCGTGTATTGCCTTTAGAAGTGCCATTATTGCCCTCCTTAAGGCTTGAATAGACAGTTGTGCAGGAATCCGATGCAGCAGTCCAGCGTAGTCCCGTTATCGTCCTCGAAGGTTGTTGCAGCGCCGAGTGCCATCCCGAACACGATATGCTCATTGCCGGTGGTGTCGTCACCGTCGGCCTCGCCATCGGTAGTCGCGTGACCGACAAGGGCATCCTTCAGGGCAATATCGTTCATCGATCGGATGGTAAGCATCTGCCCTGCTACCTGCACCCAGCCGTAGGAACCGGAGGGAATTGAGTAGAGCGCGACGCCCGCTACCAGCGGACAGTCATCGGACAGGTCTATCGAAACCTGGTACAAGCTGTATGAAGCCAAAGGTCCTTGGTAAACGCATTCACCTTGGAGAATGGCTTCAGTCGCATAGCAGTAACGATAGGCACTCAACCCGTCAAGGCTGAGTCGCAACGCCCCCAGCGTTTCAAGCTGGGTCGTACCCACGACGGAAAGCTCCTCGCCGTGAATCGCTTTAAGTAGTGCCATTGTGAACCTCCTTTAGCTTTCGGCTATGTTTTTGTAAGCGCCCTGAAGCCGCGGATTGTCACAATACAGGATGCACTGATTGACCAGATACCGGCTCTTCGCCATCTGATTGTGAGGCTCGCGCCAGTCTGTCAGATGGAACCAGCCGTTTTCACGTCCCACGATCCCGAGGGTTCGCCGCTTGCCGATGCCCTTCTGGTTCACGAAGAAAATATGCTTCGCCGGGCAATAGCTGTCCCAGTAGATCTCAGCACCGTGATAGCGCAGACGGGTGAAGCCGATGTCGCCGATGTCTTCGCCTGTGTACCGCTGTTGATGCCGGATCGCGTCTTCGATGAAACCCCAGATCGTCTGGGTGGTGAGGATGTGAGTGGGCTGAGTGCCTGCGGCTGAACAGTTGTTCATGCCGCTACGCAACAGCTTCAGGATGTGGTTGGCATGGGTCGGATCGGTCGTGGTCGCAACCGAATAGGCGGTTGTGTTGTCAAAGCCGGGATCCCACCAGGGGTAACCGGTCGAGTCGATGCCCCACCAGGTGCGGTCGTCGTCGCACAGGTTACGTAATCCGTGCAGACCCTTCAACTGCATTCCCGTGCGCGAGGCGGCGGAATTGTAGATGCCGGTCGCCATCAGGTCGAGCATATCGGCAACCATTCCGTCCATATCTGCCGTCAGCTTGTTGACGACGTACTCTTTGCCGCGTGCAGCAAGCTCTTCGTCCCAGTTCCAGGAAAGTCCGACGTAGTAGTCGATCATTTCCTGAAGCGCGGCGTCGTACTTGCGATTGGGGTCGGCGTCCAGTATGTCGTAACCGGCAAACGATCCCCTCGCGGTTGCGCGAGTGTGCCGGAGAGTTCTGCGGACTTTCTTCCCGCCCATCAGAAGTTCACTCTTTGTCCGGGGGATCTGGCTGCCGGTCTCGGTCTCGGTACGACCGGACGAGAGAAAGAGACTCAAGCCCGGTGATACGTCACCAATCTGATCGGCAACCTTGTCCGGAATGACGTGATCGTTCATGAAGCCGAGAAGGTCGGTTCCGAATTGATAAGCCAAGTTATTCTCCTTTCAAGCCCCACCTCTCCCGTCTCCGTCAGTTACTCAAAGGAGAATAACGACTCAGAGGTCAGGAGGATTGGAGCTCTTCGTATTTTTTGAACTCTGCGGCGGTGTCGGCGCTGGAGTCGAATTTGAACCCCTTGCCGCCTTTGCCGCCAGCAGCACCTTTTGCCCCTTCGGTCACTACCACACGCTTTCTCGTGACGGGATCCACCGCGAACTTTTCGGGGTGAATGCCCTTGAACATTTCAAAGGCGTGCTCGACATTGCCGATCTTTCTCTTCTCGGCCATTTCAAGGATTTCGCCTTCGTTCTTCGCAAAATCTTCGTTCGCGCGAAGAGCGGCGAGTTGCTGATCGAGCCTAAAGTCGGCAATTTCCTCTTCGAGGGCTTTGAACTTCTCGTCATTTTCGCCGCCTTCAGCCGGTCTGTTACGACCGGCGTGGCCAACTATCAGATCAAATTCCCTTTTTGCCGCATCGGGGTCGGTCTGCATGGTCTTCAGCAGACCATCAAAGACCTTTACCCCGGCAAGGGCTTTGTCGAGTTCCTTCTCTTTCTCTGCGACTGCGGTGGTTTTGGTGGTGTAATCAGCCTGACGCATTTGACCGTCACGCATAGCGATTACCTCCGCCTCGGAGTATTCCTTGCCGTCAACCGTAAACTTGACGGGTTCGGGGTCTCCCCCTCCTCCGCCGGGATCCGGGTCAGGTGCTGGATCTCCACCACCGCCATCGCCTTCAGGTGCGCGTAGCAACCGGACGAGGCTATTGCTGTAAATGGACATGGAACCTCCTATCAATTCCTTTGTGTGCGGTTATTCCGAGGTGCTTTCGCTTGTCCCGAAGTCCGCTACGTGGGTTGTTCGACAGTAGGGTTAAAGGTTAGACTTCAACCGTTTATAACATTCGCAGTCCTATGCCACCGCCCTGAAGGGCGAGCGACTGGGCTGCTTTGATGTCGTTGGTTACACAGCGTCCGTTCACGAACGTCAAGGGGATTGTCCTCAACACTTTTCCCATTCCGTCGAGAACGGAGACTTTGATCTTTCCTTCGAGTGGCACTACCTGGCCGTCAGTGGTCTTCATAGTCTTCTTGATGGCAACGCGGGGTTTTCCCTTGTCAACATCCGGCCAGTTGTCGTAATCGATGTCAACCATTGCCCGAGCGGCGGACGGGGCGTTGGAGATATGGCCGTGAACGCCATCGACAAAGCTCCGTAGCTTGGCATTCTCCTGCGCCAGCGCCGCTATCTTCTCCTCATACTCCAGCCGCAAGCCGTCGATTGCACGGCCAGATTCGGACGTGCCCGCGGGCGGTTTCCACACGGTGGGTTCCGGCTGAGTAACCGGTTCGGCCTTTGTGGGTACGGTGTTCTCTGCCTTTTGAGGGGCCTTCTTTCCCGATCCCTTGATTCCTTTAGGCATTATTTCTCCGTTTTAACCTGCGCCTGATTGCGCCAACTTTCGCACTGTTGACCCGTTCGGGCAGACTTTTACCCTTCGCGGTGTGCCTCTCCATCCGCCTTGCGATCCGGGGATGACGGGATTGCATGAACCTTCGCTGGGCATTACTCCTGAGCGGCATTCTGTCCTCCGTTGCCCTGTTGAGCCTGCTGCATAGCGTTTGCAATCACCTGCTGGGCGATACCCCCCTCGATCTGCTGCGTCTGCTGCTGCTGCTGTGCCTGTATCTCCATCTGCTTCAACTCCAACTCCTGCTGGCGTCGCTCTTCACGCTTTTCCGTGAAAAGCTGCTGCAAACGCGGGTCTTCTGCATATTCCAGAACCAGATCACCGGGTACTCCGTACTGTTCGAGTTCGGCGACCGCGGTGAGGATCTGTATCATTTCCGACATACTGCGCCGTTTCGTACCCACCACGCGGAAACCCAGTCCTCTGGTATTTTCAGGATTGTAGGGAATAAACTGCTGCGACTCCCTTACCGATTCGTCTGGCACGTCAAACTCTTCCTCGTCGAACTGCTGTGCGATATAGGCGAGCATCTCGCGCGCCTGCTTGAAGCCGATACTGATCCGCTCTGCCTTCAGCAGTGTCCTGTTATCGGCCTTGACCTGAAGCAGGTTGATGGCAACGCCCGAGGTCACGCTGCCCGGCTTCTCTCCCCGCGCCACATCGACTTCGCCGCTAACATCCCTCATCACCGCCCTGTACCACGCGATCACCGGCAACAGATGATGCACAATGGGCGGGATAGGTGGCGAGAAAGACGCCTCGCTGGGCTTCACCTCGCATACCAGATCGAGGATAATCTGCTCGCCCGGTCGATTGGTAATGTCGTTTTTCTTGACCCCTGCCCTGCCGTGCCATATCGTTTTGGGGTTGACGACCAGATCGACGTTGTGCATAAGCTGCCGGACTATCCGGTTCAGCCCGTCCTGCAACGGGATCAGGTTCGAGACAACCGACATACTCCAGAGGTCGTCTGTCGGATAGCAGGGGATGTAGACGAAGGGAAACCTGCCAGTATTTTCGTAGAGCTTCTCAAACGGGTTGTGGCGATCCAGAAGGACGAGCAACTCGGGTTCGCCGCCGACCTTGCTGTCCGCGTCGCAGCCGACAGCGATGTTGATAAGCCTGCCAAACGGGTATACGGGTACGATCTCCTCCGGCCCCAGTATATCTTCGCCGTCCTCCTCGTCCACGCCGATCACTTCGCGCTCTATCCGCGTAGTGCCGTCCCGTACCCAGCACTCCAGTCGCAACACGCGCTTGGCCTTCTGGAAGGCTGAGGAGATGCCTCCTGCCGATGCCCGATAAACCGGCGTCGATTGATTGACCGGCGTGAACGAGAAACCGATGGACGCATCTCCCCCTGTGCCGGGCGGGCCTTCGGGCGCCCCCTCCTTCGTTTCGATCTTCTCAAATTCCGCCTTCAACCCCTTTATCGCTTTGCCAAAGAACAGTTCCGTGCCGCTGATGGTGTCGAGCACCTGATCGATTATGTACATTGAGGCGTCAAAGCTGGGTGCGTCGGGGTCACGCACCACGCGCCGGTTGTCGATCCGGCTTACCTTGACATCGGAATACCCCTTCAGGATCGCTCCGCCGTCGAGCACGAGATCGTGAACTATATTGGGCTTGTCATCCTCAATCGCCGACTCCCGCCACGCGAGCTGTACTCGCTGCGAAAGTGCCTGCGTCGCCGGAATGTCATCCTCCTTCAGTGCCAGAATGTCCGTACTGGCAACAGACTCGGCGATCTTCGGCTTCATCGTCTCAATCGTGGCGTGGATCTCGTTTACGAAGACCTTCGACTTGAAGTCCGGGATCGCGTCAAGGTCAAGTTGCTTGCCGTTGTAATATCTGCGATACTCGTCGGACGCCTTGTGCCACGGCCTTATGCGTTCCGTTGCGTGTTCAAACAGGGCGTACACCGCCCTCGCAACCTCATTCGGCTTGCTGACCGGCGGCATTCTGCCGCTGGAGAGAACTTCCTCTTTTATGTTTTGGAGGGATGGCTGTTTGTCTTCAGCCGACTTCTTGCCTTTATTCGGCTTCCTGTAATTAGGCATTACGCCCATCTCCAGTCAGTCTGTGGTCGTGAGTCATCGCCTATGCCCGCAAAGGCTTCAAGGTCAAACTGTTCAATACTTTTCACCTTTTTCGTTTCCTGCGTCGGTTTGTAATATGCCTGAGTTGCCATCGCCCATTGCCTGAGCGCGTCAACCCTGTCGTCGTTCACTTTTACAACCTCGTCCGGTTGCGCCATGTGGCTTTCCTGTCCGGGCTTCAACTCCCGCCACCGATACTGTCCTATCTCCTCAACGATACCGGGACAGTTACGGTGAACGAAGAACCGCGGCGCGCCCATCACGCCCGGCTTGTAGGGATGCGGCTTCTTGGGGTCGATCCGCATCATCTGCTTAATCTTCTGAATCCCGACGTGCGGCTTAACTCTTGTTCCCGCCATGATGTTCACTCCGCCGTCGCGGTAAACCTGCTGCAGGTTGCGACCGTCTACTGGATTCCTGTTCATCGCGTCGTGCGGCCCGAAGACCGGCAGTTGACTTCCGTCTTCGAGCGTCAGCCGGGTTGAAATCTGATTGATGTGCCACTCCGGCAACTGTTCTCTCGCCGCGTGTTCGTCATAGACGTGCCAGTTGCCTTCGTAGTCCACGCCTATCCAGACGAACGCCGTCAGGTGATTGTAGCCGAGGTCGCACCCCACACCGGCCTTCATTTCCGCCGCCATCGGAATTGGATCGATCAAGTGGTATTTCGGATCCCATTCGTTGTAAACCTGCCCGGCGAAAGTGTCCCAACTGCCGTAGATGTACCGCTTTAGCCAGATGGGATCGTATGCGTCCATCAACTCTTCGACATATCCCGGTCGGCGGAACGGGTTGTCGAGCGTGGTGGCTTGTATCATGTCGTACTTAGTCTTGTCGGGATCGCCGTTTATCCACCGCTTCCATATCCAGTTATGACCGGCTGGATTGCCAGTGACCGCCCCCCACACGGGCGGGCCACCCGCCTTACGTCCCATCCTACCCAACAAGGTCAAGAACGCCGCCTCTGATACCTCTTCCGCCTGGTCGATGAAGAACCAGTTGATGTTCAGCGACAGCAACTTGGCGAGAGCCTCCTCGTCGTTCAGGGCGCGGAAGAATATCTCCGACCCGTTCTTAAACCGGAGGAAGTTTTCCTGCTGGTTAAAGCGTTCGACGTAGGGATGCCCCGCTATTGTACTCTCGGTGCATCCCATAATTTCAAAGAACTGCTTTCGGGTCGTATCCTTTAGCTCAGGATACGTTTTTCGGGCTATAAGCCCTTTGTTGCCGGGATAATCAAGGCTGTGCTTAAGCCCCCTGATACATCCCGCGTGGGTCTTACCGTTATTGAATCCGCCGAAATAGCCCGGGTACAGCGCGTCTGAAAAGACAAACTGTTCCTGTTGCGGTATTTTGGTGAGATCCCATTTTATCTTCTTGTAACCCAAGATTCGCTTCGGTTATGCCAGTGTTGCGCCAACGTCATACGGCGACCAGACGACGTCCCATTTGACCTGACCGGTCTGACCGGCTACGGCGTCATTGTGGTGAATCTCCAGTACCCCCGCCGCCAGAATGATCCCGGTCGATGGCAACTGGACATTCCCCGACTCTCCCGCCACGAGTGCGCTGCCCGGTGCGCCGGGCAAACTAAGAAGCGCCCCCTGCTCGTGTCCTGTCAGATCAAGCGCGATACATAGGTCAGTGGTAGTTCCCGTCGTTGGATTTACTTGGAGTTTGACCCTCGTCTGCTGTGCCGTCATAACGATGGTAACTTCGCCGATAATCGCGTGGAGCAGTACCCGCCCGCCTGAGATTGTAAACAGTGACGCTGCGGTATTATTTGGTAGAAGCGTCGCGGCGGCTGCCGCTCTGGCCGCACCGGGTATCCCCATTATGGGAGCGAGCGTGGCCAGTGTAGCGGGCAGCGTGGTTCCGGTGTCAGTGAGGATGTCTGCCAACGTCACAGGCAGCGTTGTACCGGTATCGACGAGGATGCTGTCGGCCACTCCATCGACGACGATCAGTTCCGTTACGACCTGCTTAATGTAGGCAAGGAGCGAGTCGGTGGACGTTACCGCGCCGGCAGCCGCCGCATCCGCCTTTCTGCCGATGGTCTCGGTGAAATCGAGGTCTGTAGTGGTGTCGGCGGGGACGAGGTCGGTGTCTACCAGAACTTGGAAAACGCCGTCCCCCTGGGCCAACAGCTTGCGTGTCTTAGCCATCGGTCATCCCGCTACTATCGTACCGCCACCAATGCTCTCATAGTGGATGTACCAGTCAATCACGCCCGTGTTGGTGTCTGCATAAGTCACCTTGATGTCGCCCGGGCTCATAATTATCCCCATATAAGAACCCTCATTCGTTGACGGCGTGGCTTCAGCAATGTCCAATGTGTCAATTATCGCATCACTCACATCACCTGTAATGCGGTAAATTGCTCCCGTTACATCGGCGCTTATGTCAAGAGCCGTACAGAGATCAATGTCTGCTCCGCCATCATCGGGATCATAAACGATCTGCATATTGCACGCCTGAGTTTCGATCACCGTAGTGACGTATCCGACAATCTCGAATACCCTGACCAGTCCGCCGGTAATGCTGAACAGATCCATTGAGGCCAACGGTGAAGTGTCGGTCGTACCCGCTATCCAGCGTGCCCCCATACCGAGTGTGTCGCACAAATACGCGGCAAGTGCCGCTTGGTCAGTTGTCGAAGTGGGGAGGGTTAAGAAAGGCCCATCCCCCTGTCCACCTAATTTTACAGCCATCTGTTTCTCCTTGCTTTACCTACCACCCTACCGATTGCCATTTGCTTAAAACGCCATCGGTTCCGGCAATTAGAACCGAGGGCTACCTATTCGGTATTCCCCTCCGGGAGACTTTCAACCTCCGCCATCTTCTCCAGTGTCTTCGGGTCTTTGGGCTCCTTAGTCGCGCTGAGCCTCTTCCTGTTTTTGATGAGGGGGGTACTTTTGCCCTTGTTATGCTCACTGACTACGAGTTCCATCAGCGGGCCGGTCAGGCTCAGGTTGGCGTCAAGGCTAAACCTGTCGCGCCGGGAGTATTTCTCGGGTCTCGTCCGCTCCAGCCGCCATGCGTCGGCCTGAAAGTTGTTGCCCGACTTCTTGCCAATTCCGACAAACAGGTCACGCTCGAACTCCGCCCTCGCCTTTCTGAACCCGTTGAAGGCATCGACGTAGAGCTGCCTATGGACGCTGATCTCCTCGCCATCCTCAAGCGCGTCGAATGCCGTCTCCCCCTTTTCCATCCAATAGCTGTATGACCGCCTACTCACTCCCACGAGATCGCAGGCGGTATTTATGTAAAGCCCTTCACGGAGGTAGCCGGAGATCTTCTTTATCATCAGGGCTGTAAGTTTGCAATTTCCTGACATCAGCCCGTGTCCGATGCTCTGGTTTCGGCCTCACGTTCTTCCCTCTGCCTCAAATCCTGGTCAGAGGGGGTGAAGACGACGGCCTTCAGTTCTGCTTGGTGGGGTTCAACGGGTGTAGCGGTGAGGGGGGAGAACTCTTCGGCCAGTTCCGGGCGAGAGTCTGCCGTTTCGCTTAGATCTTGATCCATCAACCGTATTCTCTGCTGGCACTTAGACCTGTCCAGCAACAGAATGACGAGATTGGCCACGGAGACGGTGGCTATCACCACCAGGCTGGCAGCAATAGTGAACAGGAGATCTACGGAGACCTGCATCTTCGCCCCTCAGTCTGCCGATTTGTCAGTTTCACCTGCCATAATGGCGGAATATATGTAATTATCTGACAAAAGTCAAGTCCCCGGTCGAAAAACAAGGAAAATCAGGTCATGTCGTCACCAGCCACTGAAACAGCGTAGTGATACCCCAGCCCAGCGCCAGGCAACCGGCGGCGAACACCGCCAGTATGATAACCGGTCAACACCGCGGACACGACGAAGCTCGGCGCACCCACGCCCCAGCGATAGTGATAAATGCCGTGACTAAGCCAATCGGGTAGATTATTTAGCTCGCCCATTACTGACCTCCTTTTCGTCTCTCGCTATTCCGGCGATTAAGAAGTGAACCGCCAAAAGCCCTATCCATGAATTCCTTATCCTGTTTGCTGTTAGACAGGTTGCCAACAAGCAACTCCAACCCCGACCCCTTCTCACCCAACGCCTGGATGCAGTCCGACGCCTCGCAATGCTCATCGCCCTCCACGTTATCCTTAAGCGTTTGGCGAGTGTCGTTACCCCCGGTCAGCGAACCCCCGCAATTATCACAGTTCATCTTCCAATCCCCTTTCTGTTAAAAAACACAACCCCCCAACTATCAAGAACTTACAAAAACACTACGCCCGTTATTTTACTGTTTTTTTATCTGACCAAACCCAAGTGACTGCTAACTAAAGAGTTAAGGAATAATCCTGATTTTTAGATTTAGACATAGGGTGAAGGTATATATCTCACCCGTAGTCGCGTGTCAGGTACTGGTACATTGAGGGGTACACCCCCTTAATCGCTGTGGGTCAGTAGACAGCAGCCGCCTTGCAGCCAGTTTCGCACAGCCACTGTCAAGGCCAAGCAGCCCCCACAGGGTGAGCCAGATCGCGTAATCGTACCATCGCAGTCGTCCGAGCTTGCAGTGTACTTTCTTCCTCTCGTCCATCACTCTCCTCCTTTCCCTGCCTGAGTGGCAGGAGATTATAGTTTACATAACGTCCGATATGCGCCGTCCTGTCATTGTGGCGTAGTGACCAGTGCATCGAACCAGGCGGCAAAGGCATCCTCAGCCGCTTCGTTCGTCTCCCTGGCTAACGCCTCAGCCTCTACAGTTTTGCCCCGGTTAAGCGCCTTGATTGCGACGTTAAACTCGTCCACTGCCTGAGAGAATAACGCCGACAGCCGACGCAGATTATCTTCGCCTTTCAAGTCCTTATCCCCCAATGCTTTACATTCTTGGCACGGTTTTCTTGGCACGGTTATTGACAACCCCCGCGCGTGCGCGCTATAAGAGGAACACATGTGCGCGCTATAATTAGCAGAAGGCTTACGGGGAGCCTTTTTTTTCGGCACCGGGATAATCGCGATTTAGCTTCATTCCTCACTATTCCCCCCTTTACTGGCTATGTTTACGGGACTTACCATCTGTCTACTCTTGCCTATTGCCCGTCTATGCGGGATCAGGGGGTTGTTAGTTTCGCTTACTTTCACCTTGTCCTCGCTGGTTTGTGCGTTTCCACCCTCCGGCTTTCGCCTGGGTGCTTCTTCAGGTTTACTGTCATCCTATCGATCCTGGCGCGTTGCTGTGTTCTCTGTGTGGATTCTTCAGCGTCCGGCTCCAGCAGGTCGCGGCGGCTATCGAATGCCCTCCAGAGGGTGAACTTCCGCCCGTCTATGCTTCCGGTACGATATACAGCGTAGTCGATCCTGCGCTCGTCGCAGTGGTCCTTGACGCTTTGCAGGTCGGCTATGCTTAGGGCTTTACTCACTTGGATTGGGTAGGGCGGAAGATCGTCCAGGGTTATCTTTACTGCTGGGCTGGGCTTTGCTCTTGTCACTACTCACCTCTTTTATTTTCCTGTATGTACAATTTCTCTTGCATTCGGGATATTCTGTGCTTATCTTAGCGGTTGAGACATCACACGACGGCGCAGGCTTTTTCACGTTTTGGAAGCCCATCCGGTTTTATTGGCTTGCGCCAGTGATGTCTCCCCGGTTGGGCTTTCTTTATCCAGGGAGTTGACAATGGAATCAGTACTTGACAGTTGGCAAGCCGGTCTCATCACTGACAGGGAATGCACTGACAGCCTTGAATGCCTGAAGGTGCGAGGTGCGATTGAAAGTGATCCCACCACAGGCAGGAAATACTTCCTGGGCTATGACTACGACGCCCAGGAATGGATCGACACAAGGCTAACCGTCTAACCGCCTTCGGGCAAACACAGGGAGTTGACGATGGAAATAACTGACATAGACAATCCGCCTAAGCGTCACAAATACAAGGTCAAGGCATTCATGGTAACCCGCCGAGAGGAAACGCCCGACGGGTGGAGGCTTGAGGGCGGATATTGCGGGGAATGTAAGCAGGACTTGTCAAGATATTACAATCTGATGAGAGACGGTTCGGGTCGACGGCGTTGGAGTAAGCTACACGAAATTGGCAGTAAGACAAACTACTACCACACCACCAAAACAGGGAGTTGACAATGAAAAGCGATCTACAGGAAATCCTCAACGACGCGCTCGACGAACTCAAGGAGCGGATGAAGGACTACCCAGACGAGGACGCCGACGACGTTGTCTCTGAGATAGCCGACAGCAGCGTCCCGGTCTATTATTCCGACCTGCTTAAACTTGCCTCGGGCTGCAATGACCTCGCAACCGCCGAGCCTGAATGCGGCCCGGCTTTCGACGGCAAACCGACACCGGTGAACATAATCGCGGCCAACGTATACGAGGCGGTAGACCAGCACCTCCGCAATTACCTCTCGGCCATTTGATACCGCAGAAGAGGCAGAGTGTGAAGCCTAACCTCCCCTCGTGGGAGTCGGCTGCGTCCAGCGACAGCGGATGAGAGCCCGCTCCGGTGAGCATCACACCGGGCAGCCACAAGGCCGGAAACACCGGCAAGTAAACAGGGAGTACATCGTGAAACTATCGGAACACGAAAAAATGATCCAGCGAGCGATCAGAAAAGCCCTTAACTCAAGTCATCACATTTTTAGCTTTCGGAGGTTGGCTAAAACGCTCGCAGACACAGAGTCACTCAGGCAACGGGAAGAGGACATATTCTCCGCACTCACTCAAACGCTTAAATACAGATAACCACCACGCCGCAAGGCATAACAGGGAGAGGAAAATGAACATACGTAAACACTTGGACGAGCTTGGTGCTTGTTCTGAAGCTGTCGATTGGGCAACGAAGTATCGCAGCCGTCAGAAGGCGTGGGACGAGTGCGAGAACGCCGAATGGATGCTGTGGTATTGTACCAGAGTATTTAAGACCTTCACACCAGAGATGCGCCTTGCCGCTTGCGGCTGTGCGAGGACGGCGTTGAAGTACGTGCCAGAGGGTGAGGATCGGCCGCTAAGGGCTATCGAAACCGCTGAGCGTTTCGCAAGGGGTGAAGCAACTGACGGGGAACGGGCTGCTGCTGCGTGGGATGCTGCTGCGGCTGCTACTGCGGCTGCTGCGGCGGATGCTGCGTGGGATGCTGCTGCGGCTGCTGCTGCGGCTGCTGCGGCGGATGCTGCGTGGGATGCTGCTGCGGCTGTTGCTGCGGCTGCTGCTGCGGCTGCTGCGGCGGATGCTGCGTGGGATGCTGCTGCGGCTGCTGCTGCGGCTGCTGCGGCGGATGCTGCTGCTAAGGAAATGGCCGACATCGTAAGGGAGCACATCCCGAAAGTGCCGCGAAGGAGAAAGCTATGACCTCCCCAATGACCATCACCTTCGACCCCAGCGCAAAGCAGGGGCAGCGCATCACCAGCTACGCCGTTGAGTACATCGGCGATCAGGAGCGGCTTAACGACGAGCCGATCCGGTTGTTCAACGTGGTGAGGGAGTTTTATGCGCCCTGGGGCTATCATTTTCCCGTCGGCGACACCATCGCCGAGGAAACGTGCAGGAGGGCAGGGATTCGGATGCCACCTGACTAACCACCCTCGCCGCTGGCTGGGGCGGGCGTCAACTCCCCGCTCGCTCTGGCTGGCGGCTTGATTATTTCAAAGAGCGATTGACGGCTGTCTCGGCTCAGGCTGGGGCAGCCGTTCTCTGTTTACATTGGGATTCTGTTATCGGGAAAGCTACGGGCTTGGGTAGGTTATCCTCCGGGGAAGGTATTCCCAATATAATGTTTTATTCCCTAAAAGTCAATAGCCTAAATGTGCACAATTTGCTTCATTATGGAACACTATGTTGAATTTCTCTCAGCATTGTGCCAACTAACCGGCAGAAAGAAACTTAACTTGGGCTTAATTAAAGACCTACAAAACAACCCAAGTTGAAAGAGAGTTAAGCGTCAATGCTGGCAGGCGTTCGCGGGTCTGCCCTGTCCCACGCCTTGTCCTCTACTTTCCTGAGTTCATTCAATTCCTTCAATCTCTTATCCACTAAAGCCTTAGCCTCTTCGAGGTCTTTCTGCGCCTCTTTCAGCTTACGAACCGCGCAGTTGGATTTTGCCTCAGCGATCTCCGCCTCGTACTCGAGTTGACCCTCTCGCTTGCTCATTCCACATACCCCGCAGCTCTTGGATGCCCGCCGCCGCCGTGCGCTTTCGCCACTGCCGAGCAGTCGAAGTCACCACGAGCCCTCAGTTCATATTGAGTCTTCCTGTCCGCTCGCCTGAACCAGGTCACAGAAAAATTGGCATTGGGATACAGTTCCAAGAGCCGATGCCCAACTTCCGAATTGTGGACAGTGGCGTTCACGACCGGGATCGTCTTAACGCCATCGAATCCCATTATGAGACCCCGGTCGATCATAACCTCTACCGATTGATTAACTGACCGCAGAATCGCCTCCCCAATTAGCCGACCTGGCTCGACCAGCGTCCCCATCATGTTCTTGATACTCTCAAACGTCAGCGGAAAGGATCGGATAAAGGCGTTCACTGCTTTCGATCCCGCCAGCTCCCACTTCCAGAGATCTCGATCCTCAACGTAATCGATCAATTCCTTCATTTGATGGTGTTCGACATCGATCTTTTCCGCCAATAGAATGTAATCTGCGGCAAGTCTCGCTCCGCACTTGGTCATGTCAAAGGTGGCATACGAACAGCCATAAAGCTCGTCCTTTGCCGTCTTGTGGTGATCGAGAACCGTTAGGGAATTGCTTTGTGCCTTCAGCTCATCGAGTACATCTCTGGAATACGAGAAGTCCACGATGAAAACGTCGCAATCTGCCGACCACGCCTCTACTGGAACTGGCTGTCCATAAGAGACCGGGATGCAGGTTGCGGTGTCCTTGAAATGCCAGCCGTTAATGAGATAAGCCGCCAACAGCCCGTCCCAACAGCCAGCGTGATAAAGAATGATTCCTCTCATTTCTCCTCCTTGATTTTATCCCCCCAGTACACCGCCAGCGCCACAGCCGACCAGATATGTGACTTCACGCCAACTCCTCCACGGTTACTACTGTTCCCGCCGTCTTATTCGGCGCAGCCCAGCGCTTACGCAGGCTCACCTCACACACTTGGCAGTCATCCCGCCAAGCAAGCCCCTTCAGCGCGTCCTTAACGATCTTCACGAGGTTGTCCACGTCTGGCACGAAGATATGGTGATTGGTGTCGTATTGCGGCTTTAAGCCGTGTTTAAGGCTATGTGACGCGGGATGCTCAAAGTAAAACTCGCAGGTCAATCGTACCGCCCCTATCATTATATTCCGGCTCGCGTTCGGCGGTCTCGCCCCCATTGCCCTTGCGGCACACAGCCTGACGAACTCCATATACGCCCGCTGCTTGTCGGGGATGTACCGGCGCCGAGTCTTCCCCCCGCCCATTCTGGCGAAGGGCACAGGTCTGCCGGGGATGGTGAATGAGATCATTCTCCATCCTCTTGTGGTAAATCCTCTATCCAAACATATCCAACATCTCCAGCCTCCAATAAAAGATGGCGGAGATCTTCTACGTTTACCAGCATATCATCTATCCGTTCCTTGAGCTTCCCTGTAGATAATATGCCATTGCGATCACCACCAAAGATGTAAGCCGATTGAACTATCCCCCGAATCCCCACAGGTACGGAGCGTCTTGGAATAATCGCCAAGCTAATTGGTTCTACCATCTCAACCTCCTTAATTTCGGGTGTCATTCCCCGTCCTCCTCGTACACGAGCGCGATCCCGGCAATCCCCCTATCGTCGAGCAGGCGGATGAACCGCGCCTTAACCCATCTACCGAGCCGCCACATCGCTAATCCCGCGCCGTAGATGGCGAATGCGTAGACAATGTAGATCACCATTTCACCTCCCTGGCGTTAAACAATCGGTAGAACACTAAGAGAAATTCCATCATTCTGCTCCTTTCGCCTTAGCCACCAGCCACGCCGCCAGTCCGACGGCACAGCCTTCGGTGGGTTTACCTACCCTGTTCGCAATCATCCCCCCTCCTTCAGTTTGTCACTCAGCGCGACAATGGCCAGCGCCCAAGCCTCGTGGCGGGTAGGAGCTTCAAATGATATAATAATTTCCGGTTCTCCGCCAATCTTGTAAGTAAGAGTATATTCATAGAACCAACAGCCCGTAAATCCCGCGCGCCATCCTCCGTTGATCCCTAATTGCCCATCGTTTACAACTTTGTTCTTAGGAATCACCACCGCCTCGACACGCGCAAGGAAGCCGAGGAACTCAATGTCGTAGAAGTCGGGGATTGGCTCAAAGTAATCCCTTTCCCATTCTGGAGCTAAAGTTGGAGGAGATCCTGGCGGAAACCCGACCATCACGCCTTCTCGCAGGCAGATCGATCTCCATCCCCCCTCCTCCGCCAGCCTGCGGCGTAACTTAATCGTCTCTTCTGATGTCATAGTCCCTCCTTCAGTTTATCAGCCAGCGCTTGAGCTTTTTCCCGCCACGTCCGGGCTTTATCTATGTCACTGTGGGAGCACATATAAAGCGGCACTGTAAGTCCCTCGCCCAATATCTCCAGCAACTTGGGCGCCGCGTCGTGGAGCCGGCAGCGCTTGACCTCGGTCGTCATCCGTCGGCGGGTCGGCTGGATGCTCGTTGCACGGCAGCCGCAGTCGGTCTTGTCAGCCATCGGCCAACTCCTTCCCGATTCGTTGTAACACCGCAGAGTAAAAGACGTGCTCGACCGCCAACACCCTCGCCGCCAGAGTCTCCGGCGTGTCGTCACCCAGAACCGGGACGGCACACTGATCGATTATCTCGCCGTGATCGTACTGTTCGTCAACGTAGTGGACGGTCACGCCGGTCTCGGTCTCACCAGCGGCTATGACCGCCCGGTGTACGTTCAGCCCGTACATCCCCTTGCCACCGTACTTCGGCAGCAGGGAGGGGTGAATGTTCACGATGCGGCGGGGATAGGCGCGGATGATGTCAGGGCGCAACTTTCGGAGAAATCCAGCAAGGACTATCAGGTCAACATCTCTCTTTTGGATCTCCGCCTGAAGCCGCCCTCTGTCATTCTGTATTCTATCGAAAGCCAACGTATACAAGCCAAGTTCATGGGCGACCCTAAGCCCTTGCACTCCAACATTGTTCCCAACCACCAGCGCAATCCGAGCATCAAGCCGACCGACCTTTATCGCCTCGTGTATCGCCAGAAAGTTGCTGCCCGCGCCGGACAAAAATATTGCAAGGTTCATTTCGCCTCCGGTGTCCAGATTGTGGTGTCAACGGGAACCCCGACGTCGATGACGAGGGTGTCCTCATTGTCTGGGTGAACCACTATCGTCTGGTCGATAACCCCCGGCGGCAGGGGACTAACCCGCACGACGATAACTCTGTCCTCCAGCGCAGCAACCCGCAGAGCGAGGGCGTCGGAACGGCGGGTCTGGGCGGCGGAGTCATTGTCGCTCACGTAAGAACCAACCAGTCCAATAACACACGCCCCAATCACGAGGGTAGCGTAAATTACTATGAATGCTCTCATTTTGGCACTCCTTGTTTGTATGTCCAGTTGCAGTCGATGATTAGCCCGTTGTCATCGATCCGCCGG